AACCCCTTCTGTTTGGGGTTGGTTGGCACCGAGAACGGGGCCTTGTTGGGCTTCGGGGAGGTTTTCGCTTTCATCTTGTAGTTCCTTATCCATTTGTTTTATTTCTTCATCAGTAAATCTCAACACATGTTTTTTAATCCATTGTTGTGAGTAATATCTACCTACAAATGGATCAACTAATGTTAAAAGATTTAATCTTTCTCTAGTTAATTCTACTTCACTTAATTCGGTAAAATTATTATCTTTTCTAAAGTCATAATAAATGTATTCTTTAAACTCATCCCATTCTTCTTGCGTACAGATATTTTTAAGCACTAACTGAACACGTAATGCATCATCAAATAATTGTGTAAATTTATTACGAAGTCTACCAATAAACTTCATAAATTTAACTTCATCACGGGTCACTTCTGTACTGCGACCAACACCAATCAGACCACCACCTTGTGGTTCTAAACGGCTAATAGGGACATTCAATGCGTTTAATAATTTATTACGGAAGTATTTAACATCTTCCATTTCACCTAAGTTCTGTCCAGCAGGTAATGTTGTAATCTCTGTGCCTTTTCCACCTTCACGGCGTGGTAACCAAAAATCTTCAAGCATCGACATGTGTTTACGGTCATCACGCAGTTGGCCAGTCTCAGCATCGTAAACCATTTTATTGCGATACTTGACCATAATATCACGCAAATATTGTTCTGCTTTGCCTTTTGGTAAATTACCTACATCGATGTAAAATATGCGGCGCTCAGGTGCTCTAGAAATACGGTAAATAACAACTGCATCTTCAATCATTCTTAATTGATTAAGAGGTTTTATTGCCTTATGCAGATAAGAAATAACAAAAGTATTTTTTGCATCCATTAAACCAGAATTAGTATTCAATACAGCTTCTGGTGCAATACGGAGACCTGTGCTTACTTGAGCAGTATAAGTTTGTGTAGTTGTGCCACGATCATTGTAAACATAATATTCGGCAATAGATTTAATCACCATTGCACCTGTTTGCGGATCTCTATCTTTTTGTATTTCACGTACTTTACGAATCTTACGTGGGTCAATATATCGAAGTTCTTGTATGCCTTCTTTTGGATTTGTTTTATCTACTACAACATGATAATAAATTCTACCATCAATATACCAACGTTTGAAAAGATCTGACGATAAATTATTAAAGTTCATCATGCGAAGAACGTTGTCAAATTCTTCTTTAATTTTTTTCTTAATGGACTCTGGTTGTTTCAGTTTGTCCATATTAATATCAACACAAGTGCCATCATTGTCTTGTGTAATGGCTTCGTTGACAATTTCATCAATTGCCATTTCTAATTCTGGATGATTTGCCATTTCACGGTAACGAGTAATGAGTTCTAATTCGTTGCGAATAGAACCTTCTAAATCAATATACGTACCGTAGTGAGCGTTCTGAGTGATGGTAACTGCACCATCTTCCATTGCTTCAGTTGGAAGTGCAAAAGAGGATTGTTGTGGGTTTTCAACCCTTACAACATCCTTCTGCCCGAATGTGAATCCGAAAAGTTTTATTGCCATTATTCAATCATCCTAAAAAAATAAAAGTAGGGGAAAATCCCCTACTCTTATACCACAGCGTCTTCCACAGATTCCCACCATTGATAGGTGAGAGTTACTGTAAATTCCTCAATCGCATCGTTTGAACCCCAATCAAGTTCGATTGGAGCTAAGTCGGTTGGAAATACTCCTACAAATTTGTATTTCTTCAAAACATCGCCAGCTTTACCATATTGTGTAACACCAGCATCAACACTATAATTAACTGGTGTTTGTGCAGCTGGGCTGCGAACATTAAGTGAATGACTATTAATTGCGTTCATCCATCTTTCAAATGCATTGCGAATTACAAAATCTTCATCATTAATGATATTAATAGTCCAATCTGCAAATGTTCTATTACCAACAAATTTTAATTCACGGCCAAAGTAATTTATAGGTACAATACCAAGTGTTGAACCTGGTAACTGTGCGCTTCGAGCCATAAATGTAGTTTTTTGTTGCGCTGTTCCTGGTGCTGAGAAAGCAGGAAACGGTAAAGTCACCTCAAATAAATTTGGGCGAGCACCATCTCCTGTCATTTGAGAGCGGAACTGATTTACATTAAATGCCATTTTTTTCTCCTATCTCTCTATTTAGAAGCGGCCAACAATCTCGTCAAACGCAACACCTGTTCTTGTTGCAACGAAATTAAGTTGAATAAAGTTAATGGAACGAGCAGGTTTAATGTAAATATCACCAACAAATTCATTACGATCTATTACTTCAGGTGTGTTGTTTGTTGTATCACACACAACACGAAAATCAAATATTCCTCTGCGACCTTGAACATCACGTAAGAAAGGTTCTACAAGATTAATAAATTGCGATCTTGTAAAATCATCATTAAATTCAAACAATGAAGAACGTGCAGCACGAGCAATTGTTTTTTCTAAAACGATGAATAAACGGCGAACATTAATTCTATCAAAAGCAGATGGCCTGTTGACTAATGTTTTGTCTCCGTATAATATTGTACCTTCACCCGGAAAAGTTACGACAGGATTTATACCAACTTTGTAAATAGTATCTCTTTCCGATTTTGTTGGATTCCAAGATAATTTAATTGTGTTTTTAATTTGACCACGATTTAAACCAGCTGGAGAAAACCAAGGATCACGCTCAAGGTCTGTTCTCGCACATAAACCTCCAACGTCACCATTTAATGGTACCCAACGATATACATCATTGTATTTGTCAAATTGATATTTCCAACCAGAATCAGCAACAACATAAGTGTTAAATAGAGCTAGTGTATTTGTTGACCAAGCTGCAACAGCAGTAGCTTCACTTCCTAAATTATCAACAACTAAAGATCTATCTGGCGATAAGAAAACCATACAGTCTTTTCTACTTTCAGCTAAACTAGCAAGATGAGTTGGTATTGTTGCACCAGTAGTTTCACCAGCAAGAATTAACGATACATCTGTTGAATCAGGATTTGAAAATAAATCATAACTAGAATTTCTATTTGCTGCTGTAGGAGCTACACTTACACCACCAGTTAAAGTAAAATCGGTAGAAGAAAGAGCGTTGTATACTAAATTGTCTGTGGCTGGTCTTCCCCAATTTGAACTTGTTACCGGATGTGATAACCACCAAATATATTTTGACTTAGAATTTATTACATCTTTATAATAAATTGAACTACCATCATCGGCTTTAGCATCATTAGCTTTGGACAAGAAAGCAAACTTTTCAATAACCGTATTTGCAGTACCACTAATTCTACCTGTTGTATCAACAACTACAATATGAATTTCATCATTTGCATTTGTACCATTAGAATTATTATCTCCAGTATAATCTGAAGTACCAGCATCAGAATCAAATAACGATCTAAATTCCCAAGTTGTTTTTATTTGGTTATTTGCATCACATACTGAAACTTTGATGGAATTACCTAAAGTACCTGGACATTTTGCTGCAAATACTGAAGCACTTGTTCCATCTGAATGATTTTCATCATAGTCAATTCTATTCTCAATTAAAACACCTGTTCCTGTTGTTGTGGCATTTAGTGCTCCAGATCCAACAGAACGAACAACACGCAAATCATTAGCATATTGCAAAAAGTTTGAAGCTGTAAAAAAACTTGTGAATGTATTACTGTCTGGTTTACCAAATCTTTCTACTAGTTGAACCTCGTTGCTGATTTGTACAATCTCGCCAACAGGTCCCCATTGAAAGTTACCGGCAAAAGCACCAACAGTACTAGAGACAGAAGGAATAGCAGTTGTTAAGTCAACCTCTGAAACATTCACGCCTGGTGATAGTTGAAAAGCCATGTTTTAATCTCCTTTTTTTCAGGCTGAATCGTGCATTTTTTTATCTAGTATTTATGTTTTTATAAAATTGAAGAAGGATAACCACGATCCTTAACAAAAGACCATCTATCTCTACCGTCATCTACTTCTTCTGGTGGCAATCCGTTGTCCATAAACCCAACAGGTGATAAATTTTCTTCGATTAAAAGGTTCTGTTCTTCAACTAATCTGCGGCGAATGTCACTATTTGTAGTTTCTTTGAAGAAACTTTGTGCGGCTAACCATGAAAACATTACCATAGTCATTGCTAAGTCATCATGATTACCTTCTTCGGCTCTATAAGTGTCTTTATCTCTTGAAAAGGTGTATAATTCGGTGACAGTATCGCCATCATTGAGTATCAACTTGTCACTTTCAATCATCGCTTTAAAGTTTGCACATCCAATTTTCTTGACCGAAACTGTTGTTTTCAACCCAAAAGAAACAGACCTTTTAAAACCTGCTGATATATGTTGCCCTTTGATATTATGATGTTCGAGTTTGAAAATATTGTCATATTCTAGGTCATGGTGAAGAATATCCACCACCTGTTGACCAATATTATTTGTTTCCACCAAAATAAAGGCCTCATTATACCTCATACCAGCCGAATAAATCAAAGTAGGGTAGATCAGAGTAGGTATCTGGTTACTTCGATACTTTGCAACTTGCACATAAGGTATCTGAGTCACATCAATAATTGAAAACGCTGAGTAATCTAGACCAACACCCTCTGAACTATCAACCGTAATGACATACATGTGGTTCTTTTTAGGGTATTCATAAATGTCAAAACCATCAGATGATTCTATAGGAGTTTCATAGGTCAACGATTTAAGTTTAGCCGCAGAGATAAGTGTTGCGGTAGAACCAATAAACTCAGTTTCAAACTCTTGTCTAAACTGTTCTTCAGAAGTGTTGCGTATCGTTTCTTCTTTCCATTTTTGATCACGGCCTGGTACCATAGACCAATGAACTTCAATAGGTTTGTAGAAACTTCTTTTTTCTGTGGCATCTTTCCACATTTTGTAGAAAAGATTAAGACCATTTGGTGTAGAAACAATAATAACTTTTGTTGTGCTACCAGAAGAAATTACAGGGTAAGTAGATGTGAAAAATTCTTCTGCAATATTGTTTGGCACGAAAGCAAACTCATCAAGGAATACTAGATTGTAAGTACCGCCTCGCACACCAGCTCCTGATGTTGCATATGCATAAATCTTAGATTTGTTTTCAAGTTCTATATTACCTCTATTCCAAACTAAAATACCTTGTTGCATCCAAAGAGGTAGATATTCATAGGCATATTGTATACGACCAAGGATTTCACGAGCCAATGACCCTTTATTGGCCAAAATTGCAATTGAATAGTTATCATTAAACAAAACACACCACAACATATAACCAACTGTTGTAGTAGTTTTACCAACCTGTCGAGGCATCTTTGCAATACAGAAACGGTTCTGGTGAAAATCTCGAACCATATCTTCTTGGAAATTCCACATATCAAAAGGCACAAGACCTTTATCTACGTTCACAATTTTAACGTAGTTTCGAATAAAATATACGGGGTCATCCATACACTTAGCAATTTCAATTAACTGCTCTTGCGTATAGGATATTTCTGTGCCAGGTTTTTTTAAACTTGCGTTACCTAGGTAACCTTCTTCTGCCATTACTTATTCGCTTTGATCATTTTAATTAAATCTTCGGTAGAACCAATGAATACTGCTTTATCAATGTTTACATCTTTAGATTGTTTTGGTTCTAAGTCACGTTTTCTTTTTTGTATTTCCATCAAATCTTTATTCATTTCTGCCAAATTTTTTAACATGTTGGCTGCCACTTCATAGGCTCTTGGATGTTCAGATTCTTTTGCCACATGCAAAAGATTGTCCATAGCCACATTACCTTTATCAATTAATTGTCGAATATTTTTACGAGCAAAGTCTGCATCGTTTTGGATAGGATCGGTAACTTCTACTACCTCGGTGACAGCAGAAGTTACCTCTATTGGTTCCACATCAAGAATATCGGACAACTTTTCATTAATCTTTTTCAATTATTAACCCCAAGTACCACCAGTAAAGTTTATAAATCTCCAAATGTCTGTAGTACCATCATATGTACCAACACAACGATAAAGTTTATCATTATCGATTGCAATCAAGCCTGCAACATCACCAGAAGATCCTTTAGAAGTTGTTGGTGGTGCGTGCCAAACTAACTGTACTCCATCAACATCTAATATTCCACTAATAATTACATTATTTGCTACAACAGTATTTGATGAAACTAAATCTATCGTAGAAATAGTATTTGCAGTAATTGCTGCCACATTTGCGTAAGCTGTGGCATTAAATAGTGTGTTAGCAACATCATATGCTGATTGTAATTTAACATTTGCAGTATTAGCAGCCATAAATGCAGCATTAGCATATACTGCCGCAGATGATACATTTTGAATTGACCTCTCTATTGCAGTATCAATTTGAGATAGCGTGGCCTTTTTTGTTGTGCCTGTTTCACTATCATATACAACAAAAAGTGTATTTGATAGATTAGATGCTACAACATCCAATGCAGTAAGTTGATTTATATTTTTACTTGGCATTTTAAACTCTTATTTTTAAATTATCTTCGGTTAAAATATACTCACCTGTATTTGCAACAAGGTAAGTTTCACCTTGAATTTCTTCTGAGAAACCAAATTCATCATCAGGCATCGCATCGTATGGGTCAGGAAGTGTAATAAGTCCTGATACAAGATTATTTGTTACATATGAGTAACCATTTGATACAAGATTATCACCTTGTAAGTATATATTGGTATTGGCCTGACGAATAACTTTACCAGTTTTAAGAATTGGCCAAATATATCCTTTTGCAGTAAACTCTAAGTCCCATGTAATTAAACGAGTACTCATCATATCG